TCTTTTCAAATCCTGTTGTTAAATTAGTTATCGCTGTATCAAAAGGAATGTCTTGGTCGAACATATAACATTCTCCACACATGTAAACATTTTCGTGAATAATCACTGCAGCAAGCACATTGCATTCTTCACAAATAATTGGTTCGTATGGCTTATTTCTTTTGGTTTTTGGCATCTTTTAATTTTTTAATTTCTAAATCACAATAGTGTTTTATTTTTTCTTTTGTCCATCTTAAGTTTTAATTAATAATTTTGATTCATCTGCAAAAAATACATATTTTAATTGTGAGTTTCTCATAGTAAACAAAACATCTTCAAATGTTTCTACCATAGGATATCCTGCTAAATTTAAAGAAGTGTTCATTAATAAAGGAATTTTAAAATTCTGTAAAATTTTATATAATTCAAAATTATCTGTTTCATTAACAGTTTGAACCCTACAAGTTCCATCTACATGTACAATTGATGGAGCAATTATTTTTATATTATTTTTTGCTTGAGGGGCGATCATCATATGAGGAGACTTATCACCATCTGCAACATCAAAATAATCTTTATAATTTTCTTCTAATATTGAACATGCAAAGGGTCTAAAATTTTCTCTTTTTTTAATACTGTTCATTTTGTCTTTTGCATTTTTTAAAGATGGATCTAATAATAAACTTCTATTTCCTAATGCTCGTGGCCCCGCTTCTGCTTTACCTTGAACTAAACCTACAATTTCTCCTTTTTCTAAAATATCAATTATATTTTTTCTATTAACATTTTCTAATAATTCATTTTTTAAAATTGATTCATTAATTTTTATTTTATTACCTAAATAGATATTATTGTTAGGTTTTAATTTTTGTTTTTTAGTTAGGTAGTGAAAATATGCTGAACTAATAGAATTACCCTCATCTCCACATAAAGGTTCAAAATATAAATTACAATCTTTAAATTCTTTCTGTATTTTATAGTTGTTTACTACATTTAAAGTACAACCTCCCGTAAATACCATATTTTTATATTTATATTTCCTAATTAAATTTAAGTATTCTTGTTCAAAAAAAACTTGTGAGGTTCTAGCAACATCTGTGTTATTTTCAATTTTCTTTAATTCATCTTCATTCACGCCTTCAGTAAATTTTTTTAAAATATTTTCCTGTATTTTTCCATAAGATTGTAAACCCATAAATTTACCTTCTTCTTGATCATAATTAAAATTTCTAGATATACTTGCGTAAAACCTTCCTAAATGTAAATTTTTAGTTTTTTCAAATTTTGTTTTGTCATTAATACCAACTCCTTCATTTAAAGGTAAACCTTCTTGAATACTGTTGCTTTCAAATTGGAAACCATTAAAAAGTTTTTTTAGTATGCATGTTACGTCTAGATTTTCCATATCGTAAATAGAACAATATTCATAACCATCATCCCATTTACTACCTCTACCATCTAATACAAACACTCTAGCTTTTTCAAATCCTGAATCTACATAAGCTTTAAATAAATGACCTAAGTGATGCGGTCTATATAAACTGTAAACATCTGTTTCTTTTTTTATCATCTCTTTATGTTGCAGATAAAATTTTAAATTTAAAAGATCATTTTTAATCCAATCATAAGAGGTTACATAAACTGCATCTAATTTAAAATTAGATATTTCATCAATACATTTGTAAGGAATTCCACTTAATAATTTTATTTGAAAAAGTTTTCTTTCTTCGTTGTAATGAATTATTTCACCATCTTTCATTAAAGTTAATGATGGATTATGTCCAATGTTTATTCCACAAATGTACATTATTTTTTTTTGTTATCTTTCATTTTTAAAATTTCTAAATCACAATAATGTTTTATTTTCTCAAGATCTTCAATGCCATTTTTATGTTTATATCGACATACATATTTAATAACATTACCTTGAAAAAAATTTAAATCATTTTTAGAAATAAATTCGTAGGGTTGAATGTGAAACGATTTATAATGAGATCCCCCAATTTGCTTGTCTTGTGGAAATGCTTCATCAAATATACTTTTATTTGTCATAGTTAGCCTCGTAGAGTTTATAATATTTTCCTAATGGAAAATTATATTGATGATAGGTGCCCAACAGATGGAGTGTTTGTTTAGATCTGGTGGCTCCTGTATACCAAACTCTAAGCTCTTTTACCTTATCTGCTAAATTCTTTTTTTCAAAGTGTGATGGAAAGTTGCATTTACTGGCCAGGACAACATTGTCTGCTTCTCCACCTTTGACTTGATGTATTGTATCTATAATAATTCTAGGAGGTTGTGTTAAATCCACACCTTCACTCATTAGTTTTTGAAAATATTGTTTATCCTTATCTTTAAATTTTCTTTTAAACATAATATTCCAAGGACCTTTTTCATCTCTCATACCACATCTGAGATGTAATTCATCAAAATTAAATACTTGATTAGCATGAGCAAAACTCCATTTTTTACTGTCCGCTGACCGGTAGCCGTGGTCTATGTTTAATAAATACTCATACATAGTTACCGCTTCTTCTCTACTAATACTGCCACCATTACAAATTTTTTCCCAATGTTGAATAGCGTAATACTGGTTTGGATCAAATGATTTATTATTCTTTTGGTCTTGGTAATATAAACCTAAATCTCTAGCCTCCTGCTGCAGCTCCCTTTTCACATCGTTAATTCTTGCTAATACCATCCAATCACCTTCTAACTCCCAAGGTATTTTCTTTAAACCATTCCACCTGTAAATGGCTCCTTCTTTACCGTTAGATAAAAATTCTTTTTCTACTCTATTATCTCCCATAGTTTTTAATAAACAGTTAGAAAAGAAATGAACGTTCTTATTTAATCGTACTGATTTTTTTAAAATTAAAGATCGACCAGGAAAGTCTTGAAACAATCTTACATCCGCACCATTCCACTCATAGATTGCTTGGTCATCATCTCCTGCAATATAAACTCTGTCTACAGCTCTAGCTAACTTGACCACTAAGTCCCACTGCAACGGTGTTAAATCTTGAGCTTCATCCACCATTAAAACTTTAAAAGGTATTGAAACACCATCGTCAATAAATTTTTGTACCATATCTGTAAAATCTAATCTGTCCGGTGTCCGTCCTCCGCCTTCCATTTCCATTGTTTTAAATTGCTCGTAACCTGCAATAATAGATTTGAATTGCTGTAACCTTACCGCTTTTCGTGTTTGTTGCTTATACAACCACACTGGATCTACCTTCATGTTTCTAGCTCTGTCGTAAATTTGTAAGGACCAGTTATTATAAACTTTAGCATCATCGTAGTTTTCTTTATAATTAATTTTTACAGTTCCGTATTGAGTATGGAACATTAATAAATCTGCCTTAGGATCTAAAACGGGAATTTCAGCAAACTGTTGTCTTGCCAAAGAATGTAGCGTTCTAAAATATTTGAAATCGTCTTCGTCATATTCTTTAAATCTTTTTCTAACTCTAGCCACACATTCGTTAACGGCTTTGTTAGTGAAGGAGATATAACAGATTTCATCTGGGCTGTAACCTTGTTTAAGATATCGTTGCACCCTTTTTAAAAGGTTCTCGGTCTTACCTGTTCCTGGTGGTCCAAAGATTTTAATTGTCTTCCCACGCAGCTTTTGCTTTAACGAATTTGACATCTTTATTTTTATGTTCTGTTTGTTTTGGCAGCGCAACTACCCAATGTCTGCTGCTGATGTTTTGAAATTTTTTCTTAGGCATCGCGCCACCTTGTTCTAAAAATCTCGTACATTCTTTTTCATTCCAATTATAACCCATCTTCTTCATGAAGGATCTAAAGGTTTCTAGCTTAAATCTCATTTCATTTTCATCCCTCCAGATGTTACCAGAATCAATTTGATCAAACTCAGTAGTGTCTTCTATATCTTCTAAGAACCTACTCATTCTAGAATTAAATACATCATCTCTCTCTTCGCCTTCATCAAAACCTTCCATGTCTTGTTTGTTAGTTATTAGTTCATCTAACCAATCTCTGTATGGATCTGGATCTCTCTTACTAGGTTTCAAAGGTCGCCAAACAATATCGTAGTTAAGTAAAGCTTCTCCCAGTAATTGTTGTTGGTATAATTGTTTAGTGGATAATCTAATGGACTTACCTTGAATCGGTAATATCCAATAGGGTTCTGGATATGAATTGACCTTCAGAAGTTTACCTACTTCAGGCATAGCTTCATTTGCACCAATACCAAATTTTCTACGAACACAAGTGCTAGATACACAATGCATTCTTGCTATCGATGTTTTACATTTGTAAGCATATTCTTTATTCTCTACACCTTTAAAAATATTATTTAACTCCTGCGGGTGTAAGGGTTCGCTACAAACTTTAGCCATCATGTTACGTGTCCAATCTTGATACATAACAGCATCTGGGTTAATTTTTTTTGCTAATACT